TGACTTCGACCTTGTGTGGATAGGAGCAGTTGCCGGGGTTGCCAATGAAGTCGGCGTGATAAAGAGTGAGCATCAGTCGTTCACCTCCGTTGCGCCATCCTCCAGCACCTTGGTGATGAATTTGAGTGCGGTGATGATTGTTTCAAGCTCGCAGTCGCCACCGAGAGACACCTCTATACCATCTGTGCCATACGGTCCGATCAAACGCGCTTCAATATCTGTGCCTCCAGCGTTCTCGATGCGAAAGTAGGTACGGCTGCCGTGGCCGGAATCTCCGCCCTGATAACCGTTGGTGCCAGCCTCGACTTCGAGAACATTTGCGCTATATATATCACGGCTAAAAGTTGTGATAGTGGTGCCGTCGATATTTCTTTCCTTTTCTGTGATGGCGTACATGATTTAAACCTCCTCGCAGTTTTCAGTAAAGTAGCGCAAGCGGTAGTTCTTCCACTTGGCTCTCTTGATTTCAGCCGACATACCGGCTGAGATGGTGCTGCCAAACACCCAGACCTCTGTACATTTGCTCATCAGCGCATTCCCAAAGAACAGTCCAAGCTGGCGTTCGGTAGGAATGTCGTCGTTCAAAAACTGAGGAAACAGCAAATGCGGCGCAATGGGAATGAAGCCCTTGTCCACTGCGAAACGGCTATAGCGCTGTGCAGCCTTTACGTTTCCTTCTACATCTCCAGAAAAGGGAGAGCAGATATAGACAATTGGCCTGAATGCCCGAAGCGCCCGTTCTTCTTTTTCGATAGCAGATAATGCTTCGTAGGCGGTTGGGTCGTAGTAACCCTCGCTGTTAAATTTATCAATGCTCATTTTGACCTCCAATCCGGGCGGGCTTTTTTGTCCACCTCTATTACCCAATGGAGGTCAAAAACGGGTTTGAACGAAAAAGGCTCAATCTTTTTTATAAAAATCTGTCTCGTAGCCATCTGCACGGAGCAGCAGTCCTCTAGCCCAAGGCGGTGTCCTGCCCATCTGCTCACAGACAGCTTTCAGAGACATCTGTGGATCAGCCTCTATGACAATTTCGTCGTGGACATGCATGACGATGGAGCAGTGCCGGAGTGTTTGCATGGCACTGCAGAGGATGTCGCGGGCAGTTGCCTGCACAATGTTTTCCACGAACTTGGGTCCGTAGGAATCCAGTCGTTCCCACTTCTTCGTAGCACCGACACCTTCGTAGGTGATGCACTGTCCACCGAACTTGTTTTCACCGATTCGCGGCTTCACATAGGCAAGCCGCCTGCCGGAAGGAAGCGTAATGAAAAGCATCCCACTCTGGCAGGAGAAAGTGATCCCACGCGTCGAGTTGGTGCGTTTATAACGAACAGCCTCCATAGCGCCCTTGTCCACATCCCACCAGAATTTCACGATGTGCGGATTGGCTTGCCGCCACGCATCAACCAGCTGAGGGAGTTCGTCCTCATCAAGTCCCATGTCAAGTGCGCCCATTGCTTTGAGCGCACCAACGGAACCGCCATAACCAAGGGCGAGTTCAGCAATCTTGCCTTTTTGCCTTAGGTGACCGTTGACGCCATGCTTTTCAACCGGCACCTTAAACATTTGTGATGCGGAAGCGCAGTAGATATCGCCGCCTTTGGCAAAGACGTCCTTTCGCCACTGTTCACCTGCAAGCCATGCGATCACGCGGGCTTCGATGGCACTGAAGTCTGATACGATAAACTTGGCACCGGATCTTGGGACGAAGGCGGTGCGGATAAGCTGTGACAGCGTGTCCGGTACATCCTCGTAAAGCATTTCCAGGGCATCAAAATCTCCGCAGCGCACAAGGGCGCGTGCTTCAGCCAAGTCCTCCAGATGGTTCTGAGGGAGGTTTTGCATTTGAATAAGCCTACCTGCCCAGCGTCCGGTCCTATTGGCACCGAAAAACTGAAACATCCCACGTGCACGACCGTCAGCGCAGACGGCATTCTCCATTGTCTGATATTTTCGCACTGATGA